TGCGCCGCACCTGCGGCGGCAAGCGCTGCAATCCTGGTATCTTTTCCGTCAATTTCGCGCTTCCTGACTTGCGCGCCATTCAGCCATCTTCCCATGTTATGCCCCTTCCTCCGGCTCCACGCCAAGCAGCGCAAGCGCTGCCGCCATGTCTTCCGCTTCGCTCGGCTGCGGCTCCAAAACGGCTTCATAACTGAAAACCAACCGTGGTTCTTCGCCGGATACATCAACGGCAACGTTCACGATGCGCGGGTTCCCGTCTGCGTCGGTGGGTGAAAACGCCGTTTCAATTTCGGGGTCTGGTTCCGTCCATTCCATACAGGCGCAACCAGTAAGGCCCCTGATTTCTGCATCCTTCTCCTGCGCGAACGGCGCTATATTCCCATCCATGGAATATCCGCAAAGCACTTCGCCTGTATTGCCGTTATAAAAAATGCGTCGAATAAACATTGTTTCCTCCTAGCCCAAGATGATGTATTTGTAATCAAAACCGACCCATAAATATTCGTTCCAGCTTGCGCCCTTAGCTATTGTAAGGATTCCGTTAGAATAGCTTGCCTTGTAAAGGCTACTTTGCGGGATGTTGTTGGCATAACTTTTCCCACCGCCATAATTCGACGACCGATCAGTATAATATCCATATGCAAACCCTATGCCGCCGTATTGCGCACGCATTGCGATATCGTATGGTTCCCGTGTGATAACAATGGCGTATGCTTTCGGCTTGAACGGAATCCCGGTTATAACCAAATTGGGGCTGTTTGTGCCGCGAATGGTGCCAACTATTTTTCTATCAGAACCAGCGCCGACGTTCGTAATGCCTATCATTCGATCACCCCAGTATCACGTAACTTGTTGGCCTATGAAATGCGGGGCTTGCTGGCACCGTAAATACCCCGTTGGAATATGTCGCATTGATAAACCCATCGCCTTCATTTAAGTCAAAATAATAATTTCCGTTGCCCCCAGTATCCTCGCCCGCCGTATAGCGAACCCGAACCAATCCGCGTTCCTCCATTATGCTCCCGCACTCTTCTGCGCCAGTAAACGTATACTGTCCGCCAACATAATAGAACTTCGGTTCAAATGGAATGCCTGTAATAACTACATTTCTGACGCTGTACCCGTAGTTAAGCGTTCCTTCAATTCTACGCAGTTTTCCGCCGCCCCCGACGTTCACCATTCCCACCAGCCCAGGCGGGATCAAAACCGGCGTATCCGCCATATCAATCACCCCCATGCCACGATTGTTGGGATCGTCATCGCACGGCCTTCGCATATAAATAAATGCCGCCGTCGTAGGACAGGCACACCGGTGCAAGATTGCCGCCCAGCGCGTCATCCGGCGCCGGTGCAACCTGCGCAAAATGCGCCGCCGTGACTCCTGCGCATGGAACTGCCGCCCGATACGGGAAATCCGTATAGGTGCTGTCCGATAACCATGCAGATGTAGCGATCGATTTATTTGTGAATGTCAGCCGGGCTGCCTGCGCGCCGATCCCCGCCCTGGCAGCTGCGGCCGTCGTTCCGCCCGTGCCGCCTGCCGCAACGGGCAGCGTACCCGCCTGCAGCGCCCCGCCCGCGCCCGTGTATACGGCTTTGTTCGCCAGCGTGCCGATCTTGCCGTCGTTGGTTATATTGCCGTGGGTGTGCTTATCTGCCGCGCCCTGCGCCGCCGCTGCCGCGTCCGCGTTGGCTTTCAGCTGCGCGTCGATCGCGTCAAAGTTGGTGTTAAACTGGTCTATATCATATGACTCATCTTGTGCGGGCTTGATTAAATTGTAGTTTTGAGTACGACTAGGCATTGATTTCCTCCGTCCGTATCGCATAATGCGTTTTTTGAGCGAGCTGCGCATGTGTATAAGGCTGCAGCATTCGGTGCGTATTGTACAAGATACTTACGTCCAGCACGATATTCAGCGGCACCATTTCATCCAGCATGCGCGCAACTTCTGCGAGCATGTCTTTGCGGCCTAGGTCTAGGCGTATCGTCAGCCGCTCATCGGATATGCTCAGGTCTGCCGTGTAGCCATCGCCGACCAGCGCCTGCAGGGATGCATGCATCTGCCTTTCCGTGTATGGAAGCTTGCTATTTAAGCGCGTGGCCACGCGGAAGCGGCGCAGCGTCAGGTCGTCGCCGGTCGCGGGGATGATCCGCAGGATATGCTCCCAGCGCCGGATGATTGCGGAATCCGCGTCCAAAATCACGGCGTTTTTTTCCAGCTGTTGTTGCAGTTCAACGAGGTTGTTCACTTCGGGATCGACGGCATCGCCGATCCCCTGATAGTCCTTGATCAGCCGCAAAAAGCCCGGCAAGTACTCGATGTAGGTACGCATTTTATATCTCCATAAGCGTCACGCTGCCCAGCGTCGGCACCTCATAGCTTGCATAGTCGGCGTCCAGAATCAGGTTTGCCGCAGCACCGTTGATCTTCGTGTCCATCACGTCCAAAACGCTGGTCAAATTCAGGAGGATGGATTCGATTCTCGCCACGCGTACCACCGATTGCTCGAAAGAAATCTCTTGCAGATAAGCCGCGAGCGCATCTTCCGCTTCCGTCGTCACCTCAGCGACCGATGCACCGGAAACCGGCGTGACGGACGCGGAAATATTAATCACCTGCGCGGTCACGGATTTGACCAGCACACGGTGGCCAATCGGTGCGAGGCCGATCCCCTCGCCGGAGGAGGCGACAGGGTCGATCGCGTCCTGTACGGTGGCGACAAGCTCGTCGCTTGCGACGCCCATGTCCGTGCCGCAGATCACACAGGTCACATATACGCCCGCTTCCGGCCGGCGAAAGGCATGTACACCGCCCACACCCGGCATCGTTATGATCTCCTGCTCGTACGCCGCGCGGTTCCCGGCAAAGGCCCGCGCGTTTACGGTCTTATAGTATCGGGCACGGTAGTCCTCGTCGTTTTCCTCATCGCCGCCCTGGATCAGCACATCCGTCAAGGTTGCTACCGCCAGCCCCGATACGTTGTCTACTGGCAGGATCGCGCCGAAGTAAGCGTTTCCGATCAGGCCCGCCTGCTCGCACACCAGCTTGTAAATGCCAGCCGACACTTGATCTGTGACCGCGTATGTGACGCCGCCGCCCGAAAATCGGGTGCCGATCGGTATAGTAGCGGGCGTACCCACCTCATCCGCATAAAATTCGGCCTTCCGTACCGCCTGCGTGGCGGCAAGCCGGTTCACGCCCTGCTGCCCGTTTACGCGATCCTGATCCGCGCCGCGCGCAGTATCGGGCATCATGGTATCCTGCACATTATCAATGTGCAGCCGTACCTCCTCCAGCTGCTCAGATACCGGACCGATCGCATGATAGATCAGGCTGCCATCGCGCTTGTCTACGTCATTTGGCACGCGGGCGAGCATGTCGGCCATAATTTGTGCCGCTGTCCTCATGCTGGCACCTCCGCATTTATTTTTTGTGTCCCATAGATCGTATCGATCCAGAACATGATCACGTCGCCATCGAAAGTAAAATCCCTCACGTCGCGGATCCGGTCATCCTCAAGCAGCGCTTCCCGAATCATGCGCGGTGCTTCCGCGCGCACATAGTCGGATGGTTTGCCGACGAGCGTGTGCAGCTCGCTTCCATATTCCCATGGCAGGTACAGGTACGCATATCGCTCGGTCAGCAGCGCGCACTGCGCCGCCTGCCCGATAGCGGCGTTGCCATCGATCATGCCACCCCGGATGCTGCCGCGCACACGCCCAGCCGCAAAATCCAGCCGCCATGTGCGGGATGGGACTTCTATCGGCTCGTCGGCAATCGTAATGTTTGGGATAATCACACTGTTACCTCGCGCTTTTCGCTATATTTTTGAATCCGGTCGAGCAGGATGTACATCTGCCTGCCGTCCGCGCGCGGCTGCGTGATCAGCAGCACGCCGTCGCCGACCTTCAGGGGATTGCGCAAAACAGCCTTTTCATAGCTACCCACCTTGACGGACAGTCCGATCGCGGCATCGGAAATGTACAGGCTTTGCTCCGTGATTTCAATTTTATTATTCAGGCGAATCTTCAGCGGCTTTACGGATGAAACAACGCCCGTCTGATACCCGCCGCGCCCGGAGTCCTGCAGATACTTCGATATGATTTGCTTTACCTGATTCGGTGTGCAAAAACCCATAAAAGCCTCCTGTAAAACGCGTTTAAATCTAGTTTATACCAGCTTAAAATCCGCTGTTACGCCGTGGTAGTTGCTGCGGAAAGTATGCTTTGCGCTTATGCAAAGCAGGAATCCGGACAGCCCCGATTTCGGTACGCTGACGTTGATCAGGTGCCCCGCCCGGATAGACTTGTCGCCGACAACCTCGGCCGAAAACTTTCGCGTCGGCCGGTTGCTGATTTGCAGCAACATGTCGGCTCGCTCGGCAGCCTGCGCATCGTTGGTGTTTTCGTCCAGCACTTCAAAGTACTGCAGCAGCCCCCAGCGCTGGATCGTGGAGCTGTCGCGGGAAAGAAAAACATCGCGTTTACCACTCGACTTATTGTCCCGTACCAGCTTGATCTGGTTATAGGTATCCGTATCGATGCTGCGCTCGTGGGTATAGTCGACAAGGTTTTGCCCTTCCGCGATCTGCAAAGATACGATGCTGGACGCGATGTTGCGCATGACGATAGAACCCGCCACGTCCTTGATGTAGCACATCTGCTTGGTGTAGGCCAGCGTCGTATCCAGCGCGCGGACGATCATGTCGAGCATGCACTTATTATCTTCAACGACTGCCCCGAGCGGATAGCCGGGATCCTCGATCACACCGGTGGTGAGGCCCATATCCTGGCTGATCCGCCGTAGGATCTGCCCAGCCGTCAAATTATCAAAAGCATAGCTGTCGCTTGCGGTCAGGTAGCGCAGCTGGTCATATGCCGTATAGCTGCAGACGTTGTTTTTCCCGCTATCGGATTTCTTAAAAACGTACCCTAAAAAGTAAGGTTCGTTTTCCACGCGCAGCCGGACGACCGCTCCTACGTCAACATCCAAACCATCAAGCATAGGGAGCGAGAATTCCAGATTTCCGCATTTGTTTATGTT